AACATAGTCAGAGTGGAAGAAGAAGATGGAGTCCAAGTCTTCAAGGTCAATCAGGTAAAACTAGATGGCGAATAAGAACGGACGCAAGGGTTCTCAGTTCGAGACAGATGTTATGAAATGGCTTCGCGGTGCTGGAGTTATGGCAGAGCGTCTGACAAAAGCTGGGGCAAAGGATGAGGGAGATATGGTGGTAATCATATCTGGAGAAACCTATATCCTAGAGCTAAAGAATAGGCAGACTCTTTCCCTGCCGGAGTTCTGGAAAGAAGCACAAGTTGAGGCGCTTAACTATTCACAGGCTAGAGGGTTGGGGCAAGTGCCTCTGTCGTACGTGGTAGTTAAGCGTCGCAACGCATCAATAGATCAGGCTTGGGTAATCCAAGACTTAACTCAGTGGCTAAAGGAGAAGCAATAATGCCAGTACCAGGTGGAGAAATTACAAGTACAGAGACTTGGCTAACACCAGCAGAGCCAGTTGTAGAAGAGACAGTTGAAGAGGTTGTCGAAGAGGTAGAAGATGATTTGCCAGAACTGTCTTAGAGCAGGCTCTGAGAACAGAGCTAACCACATCAAGCGTGCCACTGCGTGGCACAGCAAGTGCGACTTCAAGGGGTGCGTATGTCAACACAAGACTGGGCCAGGGCACACAAGAGTAACCGCATCCAAGCAAACGCAATCCCAATAGAACCTATTGTTAGTTTCTTTGGCGGTGAGGTACGAGGTGGCACCGGTGAAATAAGAGTCAGGTGCTTGATGCACAATGACTCACACAGATCTGCCTCGATGAATGTTGAGACAAACCTTTACTACTGTCAGACCTGTGGTAAGGGTGGCAATGCAGTTAACATAGTCTGCATACTAGAGAATTTGGAGTTCGTAGATGGCATCAAACGTGCAATCGAAATTGCTTCTGGAAGCGGCGCAGCGATACGCACAGGCAATAAGTCCAGAGGTACTAAGCGTGCTAGCAGGACGTGGGATATCTGAATTAGTTGCAGCTAAGTTCCAGCTGGGTACTGTTACAGAGCCACTGAATGGGCACGAGATGCACGTAGGTTGGCTGTCTATTCCATACATCACTGCCAGTGGTAGTTGCGTGGGCTTTAAGTTCAGACGCATAGATGATGGTAAGCCTAAGTATGGTAGCCCGACAGGGCAGAAGGCACACCTGTATAACGTATGCGATATCACCATTGACTCACCACATATCGTGGTGTGTGAAGGTGAGTTAGATGCAGTTGTAACTAGCGGTGTGCTAGGTATCCCAGCTGTTGGTGTGCCAGGGGTTGCTGCTTGGAAGTCACACTTCCCAAAGTTATTTAGCGGGTATGAAACTATCTACGTTGTTGGTGACAATGACATCAAGGAGGATGGCTCCAACCCAGGAGCTGAGTTTGCCAAGCGTGTGGCTAACGAGGTAATGAACTCAACTATTGTTACACTACCACCAGGTATGGACATCAACGACTACTACCTAGCGCACGGGGCAGATGCCACACGTGCTTTGCTAGTAGGTGAGCAGATTGGATAAGAGTGAATGGCTACAGATGGTACAGATTTTGCAGCATATGGGCTTCCAGATCCTAGAGATCAATATGGAAACCGAGACACTCTTGATTCGACCTATACAGACAAGATAGATGCTGCCTTTATCGCAGATGTCTGGCGCATTATGGACCAAGCAGGTAACCTCTTGGTGCGTAAGCACCACGACTACGGTCCAAAGAACATTGCTCACTCACCAGGTGGACCACTTAATGGTTTGCGTGTACGTATGTGGGACAAGATAGCTCGCATCAATAACTTACTAGACTCAGGTGTTAAGCCAAGCAACGAGTCATTGCGTGATTCTTTCTTAGACTTACTGAACTACTCAGCCATTGCAATGATGGTACTCGATGGTGTATGGCCAGAGGTTGAGAGTGACTGAACTACATCCAGTTGTGTATGACTTAGTGCCGGCGGTGGCTACAACTATTCACCGCAGGTATAAGAACTATGTCGAAAAGGATGACATCAAGCAAGAGTGTATGGCTTGGGCTGTGACTCGCACTGCTTACATCAATGAACAGATGTTAGAGCCTGATGAGGAAAAGCGTAAGCACAATGAAAGTCGTATTGCATTTCAGATGAGGCGTGTAGCAGAGCGCTACTCTCGTAAAGAGAAGGCGTTAAAGTCTGGGTATCAGACAACTGATGAAGCCTACTATGAAAGCGCAGGGCTAGGTCAGCTGCTCCCGTTTGTTATTGCATCCGTTGTAGATGGCACAGTGCTAGAGCAGATACAACAGATGATTCAGGATGGGCAACCCAAGGGTAAGTCATCACCATCTGAAGGTGGCAACTTGCTTGCAACTCTTATTGACATCAAGCGTTGCTTCTTGAAGCTAGATGTACAAGACCAACTACTGCTACGCCTACGTCACTTTGATAACTTTACACTGCAACAGATAGCAGGGCAGTTAGAGTGTGCAGTATCCACCGCAGATCGCAGATGCCAACAGGCATTACGCAGACTGATTGAATTGCTAGGAGGCCCTAGTCCGTGGCAATGAAAGAGATAGATCTATTTAACTTTCTCAAAGAGGGTTTGTACCCAGACCTTACCAAGTCTGAGGGTATCTACGATTCCTTTGACTGCATCAGCGAGCAGGCAGGTCACTACATAGAACTCAAGTGTCGCTATACACATTACGATACCTTGTTGATTGAAGAGATGAAGTATCGCAAGCTGATAACGCAAGCAGCAGAACGTGATCTCATCCCGTTCTACATTAACTCGACACCGAAGGGTGTCTTTTCTTTTGACCTGATGGATGTACCTGAACCTGAGTGGTCAGTGGGTTGGATGCCAGCGACAACAGAGTTCGCACGCAACCATAAGATGGAGAAGTTAGTAGGTTATCTACCTATTGAGGAGGCAGTACAACTATGACATACGATGAGTTGCTAGAAAAATTAGAACGAGAAAGAAAATTTCTTCAACAGTACATTGATGGCGATAACTTTACTGTTATACACGCCCTTCGTGCAGTAGTTGATTTACATAATTGCAGCAACAAATACTGTGGCAACTGTGGTATGGCTTCTCCTTGCTTTACTATCCAAGCTATTGATAAGGAGTTGCCATAATGCAGTATGACTATCGTTGCACAGAGTGCAACACTGAGATAACTATTGAGCGTAGCATCCACGATGAACCGCGTTCGCCTTCTTGCTTTGACTGTCACATAGAGATGGTCCGTAAGTTTGATGCACCCTCCATCCAATTTAAGGGAAGTGGTTTTTATGCAAACGGAGGATAAGTACCCCAACTGGTTCAAGATCACAGCTCAGGCAAACTTTGAACGCTTTCTCCTACCGCTAGCAGGTAAGCGTGGCCTTCGCTTCTTGCAGCTGGGTGTGTACACAGGTGATGCAACAGTGTGGCTACAAGAGAATGTTCTTACGCACCAAGATACCTGGCTCTTTGACATTGATACCTGGGAAGGTAGTGAAGAAGAGGCACACGAGAACCTAGACTTCAACGAGATCTACGACTATTACAAGAGCAGAATAAAAGAACGCGACCCTGTTTATCACTATCGTGTCAGCACCTATGACTTCTTTGTCACTCAAAGAAGTTCAATTCAAGGGCCATTTGATTTCATCTACGTAGATGCAGACCACACCACAGTGGGTGTGCTGTTAGATGCTGAGCTTGCTTGGCCTCACCTAAAGTCCGGTGGCATTATGGCCTTTGATGATTACACGTGGGGATCTCATCTACCCGCACACCTTGCACCCAAGCTAGGCATCAACCTCTTTATTGCACGCCATCAAGGTCAGTTCGAAACCCTTGTTGTCAATGGACAAGTGTGGATACGTAAGCTATAGTTAAGCCAGGTAATCAGATATTACCGAGTGCTAGCAAGAAGCCCCCGCCAATTACGGCGAGGGCTTTTTGTTTTATGTACTAGCTTCTAAACATTCCAAACATTTGTTCTCACCCTCTGCTACGAGGTCATTACCACACTCTTCGCACGTCATCTTCAGTACCAGCCGACTCTGTCTGAGTGTCGTTTAGCGCTGCAGAAACTGCCTCGATAGCGGTGTTCAACGTATCGTACAGCGTGAAGGATCTGTAATTCAGGTGCTCCACTACGCTCTCTAAGGAGTTGAGCAATTCCGTAAGCTGATGATCTTGGGTTGTCTGCGAGGTGGTCAAACCTGCTCTCACGGGTCCAAAGTGCGACGGCACATTGTCTTTGTGCTTCATTGTATCCAAGTGCTCGGAGGTAACTAACTGCAAGTGCTTTGTTCTCACGCTTCTCCTCCATTGTAGCTTTCGTCCGGGCTTTCATAATCGGTACGTCCGGCAACGTCAGGGACGGCGTTCGCCCGTGTATGTGTAGTAATAGTAAGACGGGTACTATCAGCAACACCAACCCACTTCTTGCCCTCTTGCTCATCTAACTCCCTCTCTTCCACAAGCAACTGCCTGTATTCGTCAGCGTATAAATGAGACAGGCGTACTAAAGCTCGGTCTCTTGCCCTTCTATAATTGCGGTACGAGATAGCCTGCATACCGCTTACCTCTCTACTCTCCATTGATCTTGTCCTCCCACACAATAAGTCCGTATGCTACCACCATCACTACTGCTAGCCCTAACCAGTACATCATAGCTCTACCCTAATCTGAAACTTATCATCTAAAGTTTCGTTCCAGTAACAGTTATCTATTGTCTCACCCTTACTCATTTGCAAGGTTACAGTAGAGGCCATTTGCAGTACCTGAGAGGGTGTTAGTTTAACTATGTGCCACTCTCCCTTACCAACAGTCTTGTGTTTCATAAGCTCGCAGCCCTTACTATCTCGGTGATGTCTATGGTCTGCCCTACTAGGTGAGCGTCCTCTTCATCACTATCCCACGCAGATACCAGTACTCTACTGCCACTAGGTGCAAGGCTTAGCCACTGTATGCACTGCTCAGCATTAGCCCCGCCCCACGTGTTAACACCATCAGGTTCTACTACTTCATAGAATAAGATCAAGTCAGACTTCTTTGGGTGTATGGTGTAGATGTTGCTGCCCTCCTCTAACTTTTTACTGCGTACTTGCCCATAAAGGGTTGCTTTTATGTTACTCACTGTCCTCCTCCAATCCAAAGAGGCGAGCCATAGCACTGTTGGCACGGCGTAGATTCTTGATCGCTTCTGCGATCTCCTCCTCTTGTAAGTTTTTCTCAGCTTGGTTTATACATAGGTCGAACTTTGCCTCTAGGTATTCTTTATTCATTTGCCTTCCTCCACTTGTTTGTTCTCGCACTCCTCGCAAGTGCTAGAGTCGTATGTGTTGCGGTCGTACTCTACCTCACACACATCACATTCTACATACCAAGTATCGTCATAAAATACTGGGTCGTTTAACTGCATCTCGTATCCCATTACTTCATCCCCCAGTTTTCGCACACCTCTTGCACTGCATCATTCAAAGCCTCAATCAGTAGGCTGATCTCTTGCCCGCTTAAACTGCTCACCATTTCCTCAGTGAGTTCGCTCTTCCAAATTGTCATTACTTGCCCTCCTCATAGCACTCAGTCATTGTTCCCCAGCAGTAGCCCAACCAGTTCCCGCCCTCGCCCACGTACCAAAGGTGGCTCGCCACCTCCCACATTCCCCAGATTACTAAAAAGCTCGGGATAACTACCAGCACGATCCAGCCTCTTACTGTTAAGTTGTTCATAGTTCTATTCTCTTTCCCAAATCTAGTAACGTATTCACAAGATCGAGTGCCTTCTCACTCTCTCCTCCTATGTGATAGGCATAAAGCTCGCGTTGTTCAGGTGTGCCGTCTTCGTATCTCTTCCAGTCGTAGATTGTGGCAACAGTCTTTCCCATCTTGATGCCCCACTCAATCGTTACCTTGTCTCCTTCTTCGTACTCAATCGGCTCACCAAACAGTTGCGTGAGATACTCACGCGTGGTTCTGGCATAACCCACCAAGTGGGTGCCCTCAATCTCCTCAGTTCTTGTTATCATTCTTCGCCCTCCTCCAGTTCTTCGCACCCGCAACAGTTCACACATTCAAGGGTGCCTTTACAGTTAAAGCACAACTCCTCCTCCAGATTGAAGGCGTGGCAGATCGAACACGCCACAGTTGAGAAGTCTCTCACCTCGTGATAGGTCAGACTCATAGCCCGTTCTCCTGTTCTACCTCTAGCAATTCAGCGATGAAGCGGGTCACGTCCTCGGGGCGGTTGGCGTACTCGCTCAGCGCCTCGCCTAGTTTGCCGAGTTCCACATAGCCGAGTTCAAAACTAGGGCGCTCCCAGTTTGCCAACGGCATCTCTTCGCCGTACATCTCCTCCGTGTGACCGATTAGGTCTAAGAACTTACGAAATGGGGAGAAGTTGTTGTAATTACTGCTCCAACTGTAAAGCTCTCCAACGCTCTCGGCGTAGGTAGGGCACGCCTCTGCCAACCAAGACAGGGCGCCCTCCTCTCGTAGTGTTGGGTCATTCTTGGCGCAGTCAGTGCATCCGCTGGTGCGGTCTCCCGCGTGGATTGTGTTCATTAGTTCCCTCTCTTCTTCAATAGTTGCTCGATGTAATCTAATACTTGCTCGTCACTTAACTGCTCGCCGTCCGTGTGGATAGCCTCGTCAATCAGATCAATGAGTGCGCCGTCTTCCATTACTTCCCTCCACATTCTGCATAGATGGGTTCAGTCACCCATTCGCCACTTGGCGCGTTCTGGTAGGTGATCAGTTGCTGAGTCTTGCCCGTGGCGCATCCTTGCGCCGTTCCTAGTGTTGCCAACATTGCCACGATTAGGGCAAGGAACACGCCCCCGACCGCTAAGGTCGCCTTGGTTGCGGTCTCCATTACTTCACCCCGCAGGCTTCTAGGAATCGGGCGCGGTCAAAACGTGGATTGTCTAACCATAGTGCGCTGGCCATCTTACGAGTTAGGCCGTCAATTGCCTCTTGTGCTTCTGAGTTAAAGCCTTCCCAGTTATCGCGTGAGGCCTTTATTGATTCTGCTATTATGACGTAATCTTTGCGTGTCATTCTTTATTCTCCTCTTAGGCTAATTCAGTTCGTTGTGAACTGATAAGAGAACTTTATATGCGGGACTATACCGTGTCAACACGAAACAAGGGAATGAATGGTCACAGTTTTATAACGCTTTTACTTGACTGGTCAGGGGTTGCAAGGTCGCAAGTAGTTGAATCTTCAACCAGTTGCGGGGCTAAGTTACCGATCTTGTGGCGATAGTAACTTGGGAGATTCCTGAGAATGCTTACCAGTTGGAGGGCTGGCAACAGTCGAACAGTTGTTCGAGGAGATGTTATTGAATAGATTCGAACAGTTGTTCGGGGTGCCCGTCTGGTAGTCCGCCCCCGAGATTTCCACAATCACCGGCAGTTATCCACAGGGTTATCCACAGGGCAGGGGGGTGGGGTCAGACCAGTCAGGAGGAAACGGGCACCCGGGCATCGTTAACGCGAGCGGGGAGGGTATGATGTACCCACTCTAAATATTTCGACTAAAGTGAAGCTCCAATATAGCCTCTGACCTGCTGTTTTATATATGTGACTAACGTCACACGGCAAAAACGAGAAATGCGTTAAATTTCCTGCCTTATATATAGTAGGGGAGCAAAGCGGGGTGCATAGGCTTTGCGACCCTACAACGGCCTCTAGCGAGGCCCCTAGGCCGAGCGCTGACTTACCCCTCACTTCGCTGTGGCTCGTTCGGGCGCTAAGCCCGATTGCTAGCGGCGCTTTTAGTTGGGTGTATTGTATTAGCTAGGCAGCTAATGAAATTTCCAATGCAGCTAAATAAAACGATTCCGGCCGATCTTAGAATTGTGACACCTCATAACCGAGGTATGTAGGCTCAACTAGGAGAGCACCTACACGGCGCTGTCAGTCGTTCGGTCGGGACTGGTCCCAACTGACATTATTTTTTAAGGGAGATTACGTGGCTGAAAACTCAGCAGATATCGCCAAGCGTATTATCCTCAACGCTGTAGCTGAAGGTATGACAGTTGAGCAGGCTACCGCCTCAGCCGGCAAATCTATCAAGACTTACGAGTACTACCGTCGCACAGACAAGGTCTTTGCAGACAAGGTAGATCGAACCAGACTCGGCCTCAAGGATAAGGTATTCGCCTCCGGCGATGTCCACGATATTGACTTTGCAGAGTTTCGCCAAAGATTCCTACACAGCCGTACCTTTGCTCATCAGCAGAATATTGTAGATGTAATCGAAGGCCGCGAACCCGGCTGGCTGCATCCTTCAATGAAGTTTGAAAAAGGTATGGCTAATAACCGTATCCTTATTAACATCCCGCCCAACCACGCCAAGTCAATGACCATTACCGTTGACTACGTCACCTGGCAGGTAGCACGCAATCCAAACTTCCGAGTCCTGATCGTCTCCCAGACCCAGCGACTAGCAGCTGACTTTCTCTACGCCATCAAGCAAAGACTGACACATCCAAACTATGAGGCACTACAGCAGGCTTACGCTGCTGGCGTAGGGTTTAACTCTAAGACCGCATCCTGGCAAGCAACCCGCGTCACCTTCGGTGATGAGCTGAGAGAATCCTCAGAAAAGGATCCCAACATCGAAGCCGTCGGTATCGGTGGTCAGATCTACGGTAAGCGTGCAGATATGATTATTGTAGATGACGCGGTCACCCTATCTAACGCCAATGACTTCGAGCGTCAGATCAAGTGGTTAACCCAGGACGTACGTTCTCGTCTTAACCCAACAGGTAAACTTATTATTATTGGAACTCGCGTAGCAAGTGTTGACTTGTACCGCGAGCTTCGCTCAGAGGATAGATACCCAGGTGGATTAGTCCCTTGGACCTATCTTGCTATGCCAGCATTACTTGAGGCAGATGAAGACCCAGACAAGTGGGTAACTCTCTGGCCTAAGTCAGATGCTCCATTTGATGGACAAGAAGAATCTGATAAAGATGAAGACGGCCTATACCCACGCTGGTCAGGTCGTAACCTTTACAACGAACGCCAAGCGATGGACACATCTACTTGGGCGCTTGTCTATCAACAGCAAGATGTATCTGAGAACTCAGCTTTTGATCCCGTGTGCGTACGCGGTTCTATTGACGGTATGCGTAAAGCAGGTCCATTAGTTGCAGGTAACCCAGGTCACCCACGTGATCTTGGTGGTTACTCCATTATCTGTGGACTAGATCCTGCGATGATTGGTGATACTGCAGCTATCTGTTATGCGGTAGATCGCAATACCAACAAGAGGTATATCGTAGATGCTATTAAGATTACTAGACCGAGCCCTGCGGATATTCGTGACCTTATATTTAATTGGACTTCCCTATACGGCCCGTCTGAGTGGATTGTTGAACGTAATGCGTTCCAGTCTTTCCTTACGCAAGATGAGGGAATCCGTCAGCACTTGGCCTCACGGGGAGTGCTACTGCGGGAACACCATACAGGAAACAACAAGTGGGACGCAGGCTTTGGTGTTGCGTCAATGTCAACTTTGTTTGGCACCAAGCAACACGACGGCAAACACCACCGCGACAATCTTATCCATCTTCCATCAGATCAGACGGAAAATGTCAAGGCGTTAATCGAGCAGTTGATTACCTGGACACCTACTACTAAGGGCAAGACTGACTTAGTAATGGCCTTATGGTTCTGCGAGATCCGAGCACGTGAGATGCTCAACTACGGTCAGTACAACTCACACCATCTAAAGAATCCGTTTCTTACATCGGCTGAGAAGCGTAAGCGCGTTGTTGTCAATATAGATCAACTACTCGCCGATCAACACAAACAGTTCATCTAACAAGGAGATACTATGGCAGCCAAGAAGCCAAACGATAAGTTATCAAAAATGGACAAGCGTATTGCTTCTGTTGCGCCAGGTAAGAAGTACTCTGATCTTACTCCAGCAGAAAAAAGAAAATACGACACAAACACTGCAAGATATGTAGCAGAACTTGAAAAACAAAAAACAGGATCTGCTAAGAAGTCAAGCAAAGAAACCATTAAAGCAGCAACCGCAAAGGGTTCAGGTAAGCCTAAGTACAAGAACGTTGATGAAGCACAACGTAAAAATGTTAATCAAGGTAAAACAATTTTCAAAGAATCTCCACGTACTGCTACTAAAAAGAATGCACCTATCGTAAAAGAGATTAAGCGTGAAGCAACAAAGTCTCGCACAGAAAAGCCTTCAACAAATAAGGTTCCAGTAAAACCACGTGGTGGCGCTGGTATGCGTGGTGGTCTAGGTTCATTCGGTGGCGGCGGTATGCGCGGCTCAGTTAACAAGTAAGGGATAACAATGGCAGCGAAGAAACTCACAGGCCCAGAAGCAATCAAGGCAATCCAAAAGCGCACATCACCATCAGGTGTGAAGAAGGCAGAGTCAGGCGCTAAGAAGGCAATTGACAAGAAGTACCCAGGATTATACAAGAAGTCTAAGTAAGGAAAACAATTGTTAACACCAAAAGAAGTAAACGATAAGTTAGGTCGCTTGCAGACCAAATTCGCTGCACGCGATCAGCGTATGCGTGATGTTCTTTCGGTGCGTCAAGGAGATCTATCTAAGGTCTATCCTTCGATGTTTTCCGAAGACTACCCAAAGCCTTTGGTTGCAAACTTCATTGATGTCGCAGCTCGTGACCTAGCAGAAGCGATGGCACCACTGCCATCATTTAACTGCTCAGCAACTAATATGGTTTCAGATTCTGCTCGCAAAGCTGCAGATACTCGTACCCGCATTGCAAACTTTTACGTCTCTGTATCTGAACTCCAACTTCAGATGTATGACGGTGCCGACTGGTACAACACCTATGGAATGGTTGCAGGTATGGTGGAGATGGATTACGACTCCAACAATCCACGCATTCGCATACTTAATCCGTGGGGTCTATACCCAGAGGTAGATCGCTTTGGTCGTGTCGTATCTGTAACACAGGTACTATCAACTGACGCAGAAACTCTTTGTGCTCAGTATCCAGAGTTTGCTGATGCAATCTTGGCTAAGAATAATTACCAGCCAGGTAGCCCAGCAATTACTATGGTTCGCTACCACGACAAAGATCAAGACCTTATCTACTTGCCAGAGCGCAAGAACCTCACTCTTGTACGCACACCTAACCAGTTAGGTAAGTGTCTAGTAGTCCTAGCACAGCGCCCTTCCCTTGACGGTCAAGCACGTGGTCAGTATGACGATGTCTTGGCAGTCCAACTCGCTCGTGCTCGCTTTGCAATCCTTCAGATTCAGGCTGCAGAAAAATCTATCCAAGCACCTATTGCTATCCCACAGGATGTGCAAGA